AAAGCCCCTTCACCGTCTAATGGCCCCATGGCACACGCGGTCATTGACATTATTCCTGAGATGCCACTTGAGCATGTCCAACAATTTCCAACTATAAGTGAATCTCAGAAGAAACCACAGGGTCAAGCACCCAAACAACCGACGAAAGTCCGCGACCTCAATAAAGCTCAGTTTGCCCAGTTCAAATCAAGGAAACCCAGCTCGAGTGGTTGCACCATTTGTGGAAAATCGTCGAAGTCCTGCATTTGCATTTGCCCCGTCTGTAACGGCATGTCACTTGACTGTGAATGTGACTTAGGTCTCATTTCTAAGGTCTTGTCCGGCATAACTGTTCAAGATGCCCTTAATGTCGTAGAAGCCGACAAAATTAAGGCTAAGGCAGATGCCGATGAAGAGAAGCTTGACACCTCTGATTTAAAATCTCCACTCACTCCTGATATGCTGAAATCTATGTACAAAATAGGTTTGAGTAACATAACCGCAAAAGAGGAGTATGAAAGTTGGACAACCACTGAATCCGAACTAATGTTCAGTGAACACAAGCGCATTTGCGCCTCCTTTTTCTCTTACAAGAACTCACTTTCCAAATTGGAGCGCCTTGACCGTAGGGTGGACCATAAACCCAATCGGAAGGTCAGTTCGAAGTATTATTTGACGAGAAATCTCGATGGCCCTTACCTCCCCTTGCTCGATAAACTTTTTGAAGTGTTGGGCTTGGTGAGCGGTGTGTATCATATTATCGAGTATCTCTACTGCTATTTCCCAAATTATTCATTGTTGAATTATGTATATTCCATGCTGTTCTTACTTTTCTGGCACTTTTTCTTCATAGGTTTGAGTAACCTATTGCGTTTGAGGAAAGGTACCCACATTATTAGTGAACAGTGCTTCTTCTTCCCTGAAGATGAAGCAGTGCCTATATCACAATATCAGGTCAGGGAAGAAAACAATCTTGTAAATTATAAATGGATTTTTCCCGTGCCTAAGATTTATCGTCAATACTACCCACATGTTGATCACAACAAGCGCATGTCCAGTTTATTGAATGACTATCATACGGCAACACTTGACAAGAAATTTAAAGCAGATCTTAATTTGAAGAAGGTATTAAGCTCATTTATTAGGGATCAGAAAGATGTGCGTTCCGGGAAGGACGCTGATTATGATCTCATCAACCCGGTTGAATTCGGGTTTAAAGCTCAAATTATCCGTTCCATCTATTTTGAT